TAGATTTAAGAACAAGTGGAATACAAAAAAATAAAAAAAGCTTTATGAATATAGAAATTACACTATTTATACATAATAATATACACGACTTTAAATCCCCAATTTTAAGAGACAAGATTAAAAAAATACTTAATTCAGTATACAACGACGACCTTAAACAAAATAAACATTTTACACTTAGTAAAACAAAAGTAGTAGAATTCAAAGAAAGCTAATATTTATCTCTAAAAGAACTTATGAAAATATTAGGACCTAGTGATACAGGTAAAGGTATATTAGTTGAGTGGGATGCAGGGATTATTAATCCTAATGAACCACGTAACCAAAACATTATACGTGAATCTTACGGACAATTAGAACATTCTAAACCATTTGAATTTTATGCAACTCTTCAAAAGTGGGGAGTTCCAAATAGAAACGGAAGAGTATATCCTGAAAAGATATTAAGAAGAGAATCTGAAAAATATCAAGACGCTATTAAACGTGGTATGTCCATTTCAGAATTAAATCACCCTGAATCTTCTTTAATTGACCTTGATAGAGTATCTCACCTTATCACAGAGATGTGGTGGGAAGGTAACGTATTAATGGGTAAGATTAAATTATTAACTACGCCAGGTTTTCATGAAAGAGGTATAGTATCATCTAAGGGTGATGTTGCAGCTAACATGATGAGACAAGGAGTTACTATGGGAGTATCTTCTCGTGGTGTTGGTTCATTAGTTAAAAAAGGTGACCAAAACGAAGTTCAAGATGATTTTGAATTAATTTGTTTTGACCTTGTATCTTCACCATCCACACCTGGGGCGTATCTTTACTTGAATAAAGAAGATAGACCGAGATATGAAGAAAAATTATCAGAACATGATAATACTTTAGTTAGTGGTGGGAGTGGATTAGAAAAATCTGTTGACTTAATGAAAAGATTGTCCGATTATTTAGGAAAGTAAAAAAATTTATTATGGACGAAAAGTATTTTGTAGCAAAAATCACAACTGATATGGTTGATGATAACACGGGTAAAATTAAAAAAATGAGAGAAGAAAAACTTGTGAGAGGTTTTTCACCGACTGATGTCGAAGCGAAAGTAACGAAAGTTTACGAAACTTATTCAATGGATTGGAGAATCACGGCAATCGTTGAAAGTAAAATCGACGAAGTTATTGAATAGTTTTTTAACTAATTTTTTAAGAAGGGACTTATGGTCCCTTTTTTTATGCTTTTAATTTTTTTCTTGTAAAGGTGGATAAATAAGAACTTTTTTGAATAACGATATATTTATTTAGTAAAATAAACGCATAACGCATTGCATTAAAAAAATGAGTTTGGAAAAAAACGAAAATTTAGTCGAGAAAACTTTACTACAAATAAAGTCAATCGAAGAAGCTATAAGCGAAAACGCAAAAGGAATACTTGCTTCTACAATGAAGGAAGAAATCAGTGAATTAGTAAAGGAGTCATTATTTGGCACAAAATCAAAATCGTCTTTACACGAGCAAGAAGAAGATGACACCGAAGAAGTGGTAGGTGTGGAAACTGACACAGAAGTTGCAGATGATAGTGAAGAGACAACAGACGTTGAGGCTGAGGTTAATCCTGAAGGTGGTGAATTTGATGTCACTATGATGGACACCAATGTTGATACTGATAATGAAGACGAATTACCTCCCCTTGATATGACAGGGGCAAAACCTGATGAAGTATTGAAAGTGTTTAAAGCTATGGGTGATGAAGATGGAATTATCGTTGTTAAAGACGACAATAAAATCCACCTTACTGACAGCAATACTAACACTGAATATTTTATCGATTTAGGTGATGATTCAGAAATGCCAATGGAAGAACCTATGGAAGATATGAATGAGAGTGTGATTTATGAATTAGTCTTCGAAGAGGATGAAAAAATGGGTAAACACGAAATGGAAGAAGATGATTACGACACGGAAGATGATGACAACATTGACGAAACAATTTATGAATTGGAAGTTAGTGAGTCTATGAAGCCAGTTGGAATGGGATTCGGAAAAATGAAAAATGGTTTATCTAAATCATCTGTTAACAACAAAGGTTTCGATGAAGATATGGAAGATGGTATGAAATCAGAGAAAAAAGGAAAAGGTCCTAAATTCAACTACGGTAAAATCAAACATGGTGTTACTGAAAACTACATGGAAGAAGATTACATGGAAGAAGGATGGATGGATGAAGAAATGATTGATGATATGAAAACCGAATCTGACTACATGGAAGGCGATTACATGGAAGGCGATTACATGGAAGGAGATTGTATGGAAGGTGATTGTATGGAAGGTGACGCTATGGTAGACGAATTACCTGGTGAAACTACAGAAGCATCAAGAACTATGACTTACATGAGAAGAGCACAAAGAGACCGAGTTGCAGCACCAAGTCAATTAAGAAAAGAATCTGTTGAAAAAGAACTTAATTTATTAAGAGAGAAAAACGAAGAATACAAAAAAGCTTTAGACTTCTTTAGAAATAAATTAAATGAAGTGGCAGTATTCAACTCAAACTTGGCTTATTCTACTAGATTGTTCACTGAACACTCAACAACAAAACAAGAAAAAATAAACATACTTAGAAGATTTGATAATGTTGAAACTATCAAAGAATCTAAATCACTTTATAAATCAATTAAATCCGAATTAGACGGAGGTTCTAAAAACGAAGTTGTGACTGAATCAGTCCAAAGAAAACTTGTTAGTACACCTTCAAATGGTTCAGCATCTAATTTGATTGAAAGTAAAACTTATGAAAATCCACAATTCTTAAGAATGAAAGATTTGATGGGAAAAATTAAATAAATAAACAATAAATAAACTCAAATTAAAAAAAAATAAAATGGGAGCATTATTAGAATCAGGTCTTGTTGGTAACATCGGGTTGAAACACCTTAAAGTTATCAAAGAAGATACAATCAACAAATGGGATAAATTAGGATTCCTAGACGGTCTTAAAGGACATATCAAAGAGAACATGGCGCAGTTATATGAAAACCAAGCTTCTCACCTAATCAACGAAGCAGCATCTACGGATAGTTCAGGTTCTTTCGAAACTGTAGTTTTCCCTATCGTAAGACGTGTATTCTCTAAATTGTTGGCTAACGATTTAGTATCTGTACAAGCAATGAACTTACCTATCGGTAAATTGTTCTACTTTGTACCTAAAATCCAAGGATACGGAACTGCTACCGCTTACGACAATCCGCATTTAGCACCAATTGGAGCTCAAAACGGACCAACTCCAGCACAATCACAAGCAGCATACGGAGCAAATGACAAAAACCTTTACGATAGATTTTATGAAGGTTCTGAACCAGACTTAGACCCAGCAGGTTTATTTGACTATTCAAAAGGTGCTTACACTGCCATCACTAAAGCGGCTGTTACTTATGTATGGTCTAGTGGTCAATTGATAGACGGAGCTTATACGACTACTAATGGTGGTACAGTTGCAGGAGCAACTACAGGTGGACCTGTCCACAGAAAAGTTATCATCGCTCTTTCTGGTTTTACATCGGGTGGTGCTGGTAAATTAATTGGTCCTGATGGTCAATTAATGGATAACGAAGCTTTCCTATCTGATTTGAATGTATATGCATATGATAGTCTTGGACAACAAGGTGCATTCTCAGGTTTAGGTACTACTTCACCATTATTATTTAGAGTAGTAACTCAAAAATATGGTAAAGGTATTGTACAATATGGTGCTCAAACCACAACATCATGGCCAGGTACAGGTAATGGTGGTTCTTATGACAACTTATGTGACGCGGCAGGTGTTATTTATTTAGAAGTTGACTGTCAAGTACCTGCAGCTATCGGAGCAGCATCTTTAGATGGTTACTCAGGATTTACTTTAGGTGCGTCTGCAACACAAACAGCTCAACAATTCTACTGTAAATATAGAATCTACCAAGAATTGGAATTCGAAGACAGAATTGGTGAAGTTTCTTTTGACCTTGAGTCAGTAACTGTATCTGTTACAGAAAGAAAACTAAGAGCACAATGGTCTCCTGAATTGGCACAAGACGTTTCTGCATTCCACAACATCGATGCTGAAGCTGAATTAACAGCTTTATTATCTGAACAAGTTGCTGCAGAAATCGACCGTGAAATTTTACGTGACTTACGTAAAGGTGCGGCTTGGAACTTACGTTGGGATTACAACGGATGGAAAAGAGGTACTTC